CGAATTGACCTATAAGATAGTGAAGCGTAGATTCTTGTAAAACAATGACTTGTTTTGCACCCATTGCCTTTAATGCAGGCAAGAACCTTGCAAACATAATAATGTCACCAAATCCTTGTTCCATCTGGACAGTAATTGTTTTACCAAGTAAAGACTCACCTCGCCAAACAGGTACGTTTAACGTAGGAGCATAAGGCTTATCTTGTTTTGAGGCTACCTCAGGATGCCAACGGTATTCAAATAGCTTAAATCCCTGCTCGTATCGACCAGCATGGAGATGTTCATAAGCTAACTTATATTGTGCGTCTACATTAGAAATAATAAGGCTTCCTCGTCATCTAGTTCCGCTAGACGATTAGCCTCTAATACTCGTAAGTGTGCTTGTAATCGTGCAAACTCTTGTCTATTAGCCACCGTCTGTTGGATATTATCCAATTGTCTTTCAAGGTAGCTTATAGACCGTTCTAATTCTTGTGTATCGACTGACGGTATATCAGCTTTAACCTCTTGTTTTAATTGTACTTTAGATTTCTTAGATTGTATAGGTTTTGGATCAACCAGATTGCGAATTGCTAGCTTGCGGTTAGCGTTAGCATCTTTAGCTGATTGTTCAAGTTTACGTTGTCTCTGTGCTATCTTTTGCTGAAGTCTTTGTATTCTTTTGAGTTCTTCTTGTGTGTACCAAGCATCATCTCCACCAAATTTTATATTAGTAGGCGGAGGAGGCAATACATTTATCTGAAAAGCGTTATTTTGAAACGCATTAACTTGAAATGCTGTTGCAAACATTACAGAACTACCCAGCGAGACCCACTTGCTATAGTGACTGTTTGACCACTTGCTACGGTGACAGGCCCGACTGACATACCTGCGTCACCACTTGCTATCGTATAGCTTGCAGATACAGTTTTGCTATTGACTACGATGCCATTACTTGCACGTTGTATTGGTGCAGTCTGCGTTGTGCCATCAAATGTAAAGTTAGCATTTTGGTTAGGTGTTGTTGTGCCTTGACCGTAAGGAATGTAATTAGTCGTATAAGTAAAGGCGTTAGCTTTACCGTTAAATGTAGTCCAGTCAGTAGAAGATAAAGCACCACGATTAGTCGCTGAAGCAGTTGGTACTTGTAAAGTAATAACAGGAGTTGTTGTGCCATTTGCTACTGTAGAACTAAGATCAGTACCTGTTGTTCCCAATGTTAACGCAGCAACACTTGTTACTGTGCCGTTTGTATTTGACTTATTGTTAAACGTAGTCCAGTCGGTACTTGTTAAGTAACCATTAACTGAACCTGTAGCAGCAGGCATAGATATAGCAGGAGTTGCACCACCACTAGAAACTACAGGACTTGTACCTGTAACGTTTGTGACTGTGCCTACGTTAATTGAGCCACCAAGACTTGTGCTTGTGCCGTTAATCGTAATGGCAGAATTGGCTAATTGTGCATTGGTAATTGTTCCTGATAAGTCTGTAGTAGGAATCGTGGCATTTGCAGTTAATGCACTTGTACCACTTCCTTTAACGTAACCTGTTAATGTAGTTGCACCTGTACCGCCTCGATTGACGGTTACTGTTGCACCGTTCCATGTGGCAGAAGTGATTGAGCCAGGATAATCTAATGTATTGGTTGACCAAGAAACATTTGCAGGTGTTGAATCGTGCCTATCCCAAGTGCCTGCTGCCGTAGAATTATTTAACAATACGACAGTTACATAACCACCTGAGTTAATAGTCGCAATAGTTGTACTTGAATTGTTTTGTACTGTAATTGCACCACTTGATTGATTGTTATTAAATGTAAATGTTGCACCATTGGGCAAAGTTGTAGCATTTGGTAGTTTAATAATTTGACCACCACTACCTGTAATTTGATAATTTTGTGCAGTAGATGCAGTTAATACAATTGTTGTACCACTTGCAGCTTGAGTTACATAACCTTCAAATAAACCGTTAGTTGTAATGTTTCCATTAGCATCACGCAATACTACAGAATTAGCACCACTTGAAGTAGTTACACCTGTACCACCTCGATTAACGGCTATTGTGTCACCTTCCCAAGTTCCTGTATAAGCTATCGCACTTAATACGCCTGTACTTGGCACAAAACTAAAATTTGCAGATGAAACCGTTTGTGCTAAATTGCCTGCTATTGCAGAAACAATCGTTGGATACCATTCTGCACTAGATGTTGTATTGTTTGTGATTGATGTTTTTGTTGCAGTTGCTGCATTACCACCAATATTTAAATTTGCAACTGGTGTCGTAGAAGTTACTGCAAATGGCGCTGTACCTGTTGGCACAAAACTTTGTAATTGGCCTTGTGCTTGAAATATGCCTAAAGCGTAAAGTTCTGAAAAAGCACCTGTTCCTGCTGTATCCTCTCCAATGTTTGTGTTATCAATATTGCCACCAGTAATTGATACGGCATTATTATTTTGCGTTGACATTGTGCCAAAGCCACTAATGTCGGCATTTGTTAATACTACAGTACCTGTATAGCCATTAACTGACGTTACTGCATCGGTATTGTCTACTTTTTGCCAAGCAGTACCGTTATATACCGCCCAATCGCCCACTTTCCAATCAGTAATACCGTTAAGGTTTGTGCTACCAGCAACATTGACAATATAATAGTAACCTTTAGTACCCACGCTAGAAGTAAGAGTGGGAGTGTTAGTGCTTGCATTCCACGTTCCTTGATAACTTAATGCACCGAGTACGGCAGCAGGTAACTGACTAATAGGCACAGTTCCACTACCATCTAGCGTAGCTACACCATTGGCTACACCTGCATCAAGTGTCGCAGAAGTTCCAAAGCCTGTTAAATCATGCGTATCATTCCAATTAGACGGCTGAACAATCGTAGGATCGCCTGCATCTGGTATTGCACTAACAAACTTATGTTTGACGGTTATAGCCATTACTGTACACCCAGAATCCGACCGTCTGCGCCTCTTATTACCTGTTTAGGTCTGTTTTGATTTTCACTCATTGTCTGCATAATTTGACCTAATGCCTGTGTCATTTGTTGATTACCTTGTTCAATAGCGTTAGCAATAGGCGCAAGAGGATGCTCCATTGCTTGAGCCATATCTTGCTCAGTCATATATGCTTGCAGTCCATCATCTACACCAGCAGATATTCTTGCAGTTTCTATTTTTGCACCATTATTGATGTGTGCTAACAATACTTGCGTATTACGTTCAGTCATCATCTTCATTTGGGCTACTTTTAAGTCTATCTCAGCTTGTGATCGATTACGCTGATCTTCTAACTGAAATTTAAGCTGATTTTCTTGTGCCTGGTATTCTTGTTTAGCTTTCTCTAGCTCCATTTGCATCTGAATCTTTTGCTGTTCGAACTGTGCAGCTTGTTGTGCTTGTTGTGCATTAGCTTGCATCTTAGCTTGCTCTAGTTGCATCTGGCCTTGCAGTTTTTGTTGCTCAATAGATGGTGGTTTAGGTTGACCTTCCATTTGTTTAGCTTGTTCTCTGAACTTGTCAGCAGTTTCGTCAATGATACCTTCCATACCTTTACCAGCTTTGAACGCAGTTACACCAAACTTCAACATTTCCATGAGTAATGGTGTTAATTCAGGTGCTTGCATAGCAGTTGGTAGTGCAGTTTGCATAAATGAGCTGACTGCACTTAAAAACTCTATTCTATCTTGCTTTTCTTGTTGTTCATCTTGATAAATCATTGAATCAGATGTCACTTCTATACGGAAGTTCTTAGCAGGTTCATCTTTGAGTAACGCTAAAGCTTGTGGTATGTACTGTTGGTCACTTTCAGACAGTTGCATAGCACCTGAAATCTTGATAATCGTATCTTCAGTAAAGTGATTACAGATAATCTGAGCTTTAATAGATAACAAACTAGTAGCAAAGTTAACAACGTCATGTTGCATTGTCTTTAATCTACCTGAAGCGTTGTTACTCTTGATAATCTGTGCGCCAAGTGTTTCATTAGGATCAGTTTGCCCACGTTGTATGTCAGCAATACCCATGATTTCATAGATTTGGTTCTTGACCTGATCCATTGCTTGATATGAAGACTGAAGTGCAGCAGCAATTGGTGTAATATCTACTAAATTAATCGCACCAGCCATGCCTTGTTTCTCAGCAAATGCACCCCAATTCTTAATTGGTAGCAATGTATTGTTTTCGCCTTCAGTAAACAGTCTTTGTAAGCTAGGCTCTGACGCATCATACACACCACGCACTTTAAGAGCTTGTATGAAGCCATCTATTCTGTCTGCAAGCGTATCTAACTGTCTAGCCTGGTCTTGATATAAAGCAAAATCAGGCACAGGTATCAATGAGTCTGTTGTGATTGTTGCGTATAAAGGCTTAGGACATGGCCAAAAGTTTTCTAACTTTAATGGATCAGGCTTAGTATCAAGAATCTTACCCATTGATTTAGATAACCAAATGACTTCACCTGTTGTCTTGTCCCAAATCTCGTAGATACACGCTTCATGTGATCCTTCGCCCATCTTCTCATTAAATGTTTTAGTAGTGTCAGGTTTTGTATCCAGTGGAATACGACCACCTAAATCTTCACCAAAGCGTTCAACTAAGGCAGGTCTACCTAAATAAACTTTTCTCCAGACTGCTGTGACTTCTTCCCAAGTCCTTGCAATTGTATGACCAAAATCTCGCCATGCTACATAGTCACAAGGCGCACATTCGTACTCAATACGTTCTTGATCTTCACGATGTATACCACCTTCAGTCTCAGCATCGTCAATATCTTCTGTAATCTGAAAGCCATCATCAGGTTCATCTTCAGTCTTGCCACCTGTAATGTGTGGCTCATATCTTACCCATGACGTACCACGACCACCAAGTAATCTGTCTTGAACAGATGCTTTCATTGCTGAGTTGTAATCACCATAATGCTCAATCTCGTACTCTAAAGCACGTTCAAGCATCATTGATGCTACACGACCAACTGGATCATTATCTTTGAACCTACGGCTTACATCAGGTCTAGGAAGCCTAGCAAAGATAGCAGGTGTTATTGTTTGTACGTTTGACCAAAGAATATTAAACTTTGCATTGGGATTGTTACGACTGCGACTGTCATCACGATAACGCTTGATGATTCTGTCAGTACGACTTTCCCATTCTTTGTACGTTCTTTCGTACTGGGCTATGCAGTTGTACCAATCTTGGTATGTGTGTTCCATGTTTATATCCGTCTATTGATAATTTTAGGTGTTTCTTTCCATAACTGCTCAAGCGTTACTTCTGTTTTCCCGACATGAAGTCCCGTAATTCTGTCGTCTTTATGTGCAGGTAGTTCTTCGTCTTTCCATACAATCGCAAGATAACGCATTGCGTCTGCTGAATGGCTTGTCCAATCGTGTTTTGGGCGATCTCTAAATACTTTTTTATCATCATCCCATTCTCTCTGATATTGACGTAAACATTCGATTCCTTCTGTACATCTATTATGAAACCAAGTCCGAGTTAATGCAAGTCGTGTCGCTTGTATTCCGTCTTGTAATGACAGATTTGGTACGATTTTTAACTGTTTTATGTCAATTTTTGTAGATATTTGCTCAATTATGCTCTTACCACCACTTGCTAGTGTTTTTGCTCTAGCATCGTGAGGTAGCCAATGTATGCCATATTTGTACCCAAATTCTTCTTCTTTTTGCTTGAGTAAGCCTGTATAGAACGGTATCGCCTGGCCATTAGAGCTATGATGATCTAAGACTCGTATCTCACCATGCACGACTTGATACCACCAAATGCTGGTACTATCGTTGAAACCTAAGTCCCAAGCTGTATGACATGGAAACATAGAATCATATTCAATGTCTGTAATTCTGTCTAAGTCTGTGATTCTACGCATCTCCTGTCCATAATATGCGCCCAAGATAGCAGCCTCGAATGAGCATAAAAACTCTTGTTCGTATTGATTAGCTGACATTGTTGATTGTGCGTCTAATAGTTCGCTTTGTGGGATTAAACCAGATTGATCAGCTCGCAGCGTCTTGACGTACCAATTTTCATGTTTCTGTGCTGCGTTGTATATATCGTAAAAACTGTTATGGCCTTTAGGTGTGCCTATAAACGTAGCCCAGCCTTCACGATCTGTAAGTAACGGTCTAACAATTTCACCCCACATTCTAGGTTTCATATCAGCGTATTCATCCAAAACTACACCATCAAGATACAAGCCTCGCAATGCGTCTGGATTGTCAGCACCAAATAGTCGTATCTTTGCACCATTGACTAATTCTACCCATAACTCTGACTGATTAGCTTTAACAATGGCAGGTTCAGCAAACTTTAAAAGATAGTCCCATGCAATATTCTTAGCCTGTGCGTAATATGGTGCTATATAAGCGTACCTAGCATCTTGTTTGTTTTCTACGATAGATCTACGAATAATGTCGCAAATCGTAGCCACTGTCTTACCTGCACGTCTGTGGGCTACTAATACAGCCCATCGTTCTTTACGCTTGTGAAATTCTTTAAAAGCATCTCTAGGTGAGTAAGGATACTCGTAGATGTGTTCTACTACTTTCACTCTTTAAACTTGTGTATGTGTTCGTGACGTACTGGTGCAGTTTCATCGCCTGAATGTTCTATTCTTGCTAGTTTAGGAATGTGATATTCCATTACCGTTTGTAGCATACCAAAGGCTTTTTCAGGATTAGGTAAAACGATATATTTATCTTCATCGTTTTTAACACCACTAGCGACCTGTTCTAGCCATTCTTGCATTTTGTGAGCATTGCCATCAACAAATCGTGCAATCGCTTCACGAGCCATTGTGGTTGATTTATTGGGTACTCCAGGCTTGCGACCAACATTTAAATTGGGGTGTTCGCTATTTTTCGCTAGTTTTTTTTCCATATATTCTCAAGTGGTTGATTTATATAGTGTTAATTCTACTCTATTTTCTTGATTTGTTGCTCAATTATCTCTTTACGACTTGGTTGACCATTCTTTTCTAGTATTTTGACTTCTTTAGGATCAAAGACTACAAAGTTAGATGTTCCTTTACCTGTATCACGACTTGTAGCATCTAAATAACGCATACCTTTTACACCTAATTCATTAAGCATTTTTTCACCAATTCCAACTTCACCAGTAGGATGTATGATTTCCATAGTGTTTAAAAATTGAACAGGTGTTATATCTTTGCCAAATAGCAAATTCATATCGCCGCCCAATTCCATTTTCATATCAGGTGTAATTTGTTTTTTAATATTGTTTAATGCTTTTTTAACTATTGCACTTTGTTGCCCTAGTGGTTTGTCATAATCCATCATGGTAGGTATGTATTCATCAGGTATATCTACTTTGTATAAATTGCCAGCTAAACCTTCAACAGTTTCCCATTTTTCTTTTGGAATTTTGGCATTTACTCTAATCTCAGGAATAACAACATCTTTTATCATATTGTTATATTGATCAATTGTTAATTGACCTTTATTTTTCATTCTTTCTAATGCTTTAGCTGAACCTTCGCCATCATTAGCATATTTAATCATTGCTTCATTAACAGGCATTTCTGTGTCGCCAATTTTAATTCTATCAATCCATTTACCTAAAGCACTTTGATAACCTTCGGCAACTTTAGGATTTTCAGCAAAATACATACCATGACCATAAGCCTGTGCGCCTTCCCCAGTTCCTACTTTGCTTATATCAAATCCGCCTTTAATTTCATGTGGCGTACCATGATAAGCAATCATATTGCCAATAGGCATATTTTTAGTCGCTGTAGCACCTGCTCTTAACAAAAATGGCATAGCTGGGCTTATTAATCCACCAACCATTTCGTGTTGTTGACTGCCTTGATAATCAGGATTTATTCTAGGTACTTTAGCAAGGATTTCTTCAGATGTTGGCGCAGTTCTATTACCAAATGTGTTTTGCATTGTCTCAGGTATAAACTGTCTAGCAAGTTGACTTGTATCACCAGGTAATGCAGGTAATTGAACTAATGCACCACGACCTAATGATTCAACAACGCTTGGAATTACTTTTGCTGTGTTTTGTATGCCCTGACCGACCTCATTCCATGATTGTTTTTTAGACAATCCACGCAATAAATCAGCAACTGTTTGACCTAAAGAAGCTTCATTCGGATCATATTCAGGATAAGCCACAATTACTTGACCTCTTTATCCAAGTCTTTAAGTTTGTTAGCAATAGCAGCTCTACGTTCTAAACGTAGTCTTTGGTTCTTTTCTAATGTAGATTCTTTATGTGGGCGCAATAAAGCATCTTCTTTCTTATATTTTCTGTCCATGTGCTTCATTCTTTTTCCTCAACGTACTTGTTATAAGCTTCTTCTAATTGAGATTTTCTTGCACCTTTGGCTGCTTCACGTTGTGTATTTAAAGCAATTGCTAATGCTTGCTTTTTAGGCTTGCCAGCAGCTTCTTCTGTCTTAATGTTCTCACCAACGGCTTTAGAACTAGCTGATTTTACTAATGGCATGATTAACCTTTAAATTTGAGTAGGTAAATTGTAGTATCTATTTCTTGGGCAATGTTGTCAATTAACTGCACAATTTCAGATTCTGTAGGCAAATCGCTTCTTGCATCTTTAACAAAGCGTTGCAATGATTCTAAATAACTTAGTGGTGTGCCTTTAGGCAAATGATAACTGTCAGGAAAGTTTTTAATTTGACCATAACAACCAAAATAAGCTTCAGCCAACTGATCTGTAAGTTCAATGATGTTTTCGTAAAACTTACCTAATGTTTTGTGCTGGGCATAGGAAGTTGTAGACCAATGCATCAAGTGGGCATTAGTGCCTGAATGAAGCAAAGTGGCTAAAAAAAGTGCCATCGATTTTTCCATGAAAAACTCCTATTTAACGCTTAGTATAAAACAAATTATTTAATCCCAAAAATTATTTTTTTCAATTGTTTGAAAAGATGAACAACGCATTTTTACACTAGGATGCCAAAAAGTTTCACCAGCAAAACATTTTTGAGCATTTGGCCATTGTGGGAAATTTTTACAATCGAGGCATTGCACTCTGTCATCAATCGCATCTTCGATTTTTACACATCCTATTGCTAAAAGTTCATCCAACATTGATTTCTCCTTAAAAGTATTAAGCAACGCATGTAACGCATGTAACGCATCTTTTTCTAAAAGTTTTCTGTAACGCTGTAACTCATGTAACGCATGTTTTTCTATTGTTATCCCAATACATATATATATATATATTTACTTCTATTTTATATATAAGTGTTACAAGAGTTACAAGAGATACAACATTGATTTTAAAAGATTTTTTTTGTAACGCATCTTTAATTTGTAACGCATAAGTTGCGTTACAAATTTCTTTGAGCAAACTTTTAATCTTTTGTAAACATTCTTGTAACACGACTTTGTATCGCATCACCCACCTTAACTTGCTGCCTAATTGACTTGTTTTTGTACCCCAATTTAGTCATAATTCTGCCAATTTGGTTCTGTGCTTTCTTGTCAAATTCCTTAAATGGGTTAATTGAAGTCCAAATTTCTTGTCCTTTAAACTTAGAAAAGTGTGCATTTTGAACCAAATATTCCACTACAGATTCGTGTAAAGGGTCTTCACTAAAGAAAGTTTCACGCACAGGATCAGCTAATTTTTGAGCTTCTTCCCACAAAACTCCATCACGTTTATAGATGTAAATCGCCTCTGCCCAGATTTGTAAACAATCTTTTTTGATTAAATTTGCTTGAGGTATTTTTACAACAATAGGCAACCATCTACGATTTCCTGTGTGATCACTTAAGAATTCATAGTTATTGGTTGACCCCCAAAGTGTCAGCCTACGCTTAAATGTCTTGGTAAACTCCATGTATTTTGGAGTCCATTCTTCTGTTGTTCTAGACATCCAGGCTTTAATATCTTCTGCTTCTTTAGTCTGTAAACCTGATAATTCAGCCAACTCACCAATAAGCTTACCCCTCAAATGCCTTGATAAATCTGCATCCCTAGTCTGTAAACTAATCTCCACAAAGTTATCATCAAATGGTGACAATGCTTGTATAGCCATCGTCTTGCCTACCCCTTGCTCACCCACAAGCACTATAGCAGCGTCAGCTTTAACTCCTGGCATCATTAGCCTGCCACCCATCGCTGAAGTAATGTACATAGATGCAGCAGTCGAGTAAGCATTTTCTTCAGCACCAAAGTAGGTATGAAGCAAGTTCTTACAGCGTTCTATGCCATCCCATTGCAAGGACTCACCCCATTCAATTGCTGAATCATAAGGATGGTTCATACATAACATATGCACGTTATCCCTAATCATCTCTTTAGGCATAGCCTTAAAGCCCATTTTCTCAGCAATATACTGGATTCTTGTGTAATCCTCATCCTCGACTGGCCTTGTCGTTTCATCAATCGTAATCATGGATGCAGCCCTAAAGTTGTCATAACGCAGATCGTACTGACTCAGTAACTTGAGCAGGTTGCCTTGTGTCTTATCAATCTTGCCATTTTTATCAATAACAAAATCAGGCAAGAGTTCAGTATCACTATTAACCACTAGGCCAATCTCTTGCTTAAACTCCTGCAAGCCAAAAGCTGCATAAGCACTATTGACCAAGTTAGGAATATCATTAAACCTATCTGTCCAGCGTTGATCCTTTACAGTAATGACATTCATCATGCCTTCTAAGATTTCAATTGCTGAACCTCTTTTAACTCCAGTAGCGACATAATGACAAGCCAGATCACGCAAGGAGTCGTGCCATTGCTCACCATTTAAAATATTGCTCACCAAATGCGCTAAATCTAGTTTAGAACGAATGACCTCACCAGCTTCATTCTTGATGATAGTTTTAGATGCTTTATAAGTCGGTTGCCAATCATTGACCTTAAAGTCAATGTATTCCCCATGCACCCGAATCACTTGGTACGGTGCGTCAGTTCTGCCAATAAAGTAAGACTGCGACAGCGTAAAACTCTCAGGAGCTAAAATACCCCCAAGTGCTGTATTGAGCATAGCTAGGTGCAGCTCTCGTTCTTCTGGTTCTTTGGCAGCACTAAATGGGCAGATCACACGCCACTTAGGAAAATCCTCTTTCCAACTTGGGCTAGTGTAAAGTAGGGCCTCAATGCCATGTTTTTCTAGTCTAGCTTGTGCTTCTTGAATAGATACAAGACCTGCATCATAATCGCCTTCAATGCCATAAACTTCAATGATATTGGCATTATTGCGTAAACTCTTGCCTTCTGATCTAATATCACCAAAAGATGCCATCTTGATAAGTGGCATATGTTCTTTGGTAGGATATATTTTGGGGGATTCTACCTTCTTACAAAATTCATCCCAAGTCCATTCATACTGTTGTAATTGAAAGGCATTGTAATCTTGGAAGATGGTAAAAATAGCTGATATTGTGTTAATATTCATAGACGTGAGAAGTAAAAGGGTTGTAAAAAAAAGCCATGATTGAGAGTCGTGGCTTTTTGCTTTAGATAATTAGTTTAGCATTACTTACTACGCTTGAGCGAACTTGCTGACAAAGATTCTTCAATAAACTTCTCTGGAATGTCAAAGCCATCTTTTTTGAGTTGTGCTAAAGACTTCAAAGTATACAAGCGTTGATTGCCTTCAAAGTGCGCTATGACCTCTGTCTCATTACGAATCTTAGACATCTTGCGCCCTTTAGATAATTCCCAACCAGCAATAAATGCGCCTGTACTTAGCAAGTCTTTAGCCGATTCCCTAACGGCATTAATCCATCCTTCTAAGACTTCTGCCGTATCTAGTAGCTCTGGAAGATCAAACATATTCGCTTGAGAATTAAAATCTAACTTTGCAGTCTTGATTGCTAGGCCCTTAATGCTCGGACATACAGTCTTGCCATTGCAATATTTACACGCTGTGTAAGTCGGTGTTGGTTGCACAAACGGATCAGTAGCCTGTTCAATGATAGCCAATAATTTTTCTTCAAAGTCTAAGATGTCTTGCACCGTATACTCAACAGGAATAGAATGATTAAACGGTTGCACAATATGAGCAAATAGTCTTAAATTTGGTCTGCCGAAATGAATCCAACTACCAAGTAAATACATCTTAAGTTGTATGGAATCGGGGGTTACTTTGCCTGCGCCAGTCTTAAGATCAATACAATGCAATTCAGTATCATTGATGATGATACAGTCAGCATGGCCACCACAGTCAGGATGAACCGTTTGTAGAGCTGGGGCTAAGTCAATCTCAATGTGTTTCTCACCATCAATGCCACTAATGTAAGCAACATAATCTTTAGCAATTTGCAAGCCTTCCTGGTCAGGAGCTGGGGGATTAATGGGATCACCATTAAATAACTGTTCTGCCACTAAATGTATGGCTGTACCTCTGAGAGCAGCAGGATTAGGCTTATTGGGCATACCCATTGACATCTTAAAGGATGCTGGACACTCAAAGATTCTTGGTAGTGCTGATGCTGATATATTTGCATGTATTGCCATTATTCTGATTCCTTCCATGTAATATTAATTTTGTCAGCGTCATCACCCATGATTTCTTGAGCATTGACAGGGTTTTGATATAACTTAGCCTGATTAAAGTTTGGCACGCCTAACAAATCAGGCCTCAAGTCATAGGGTTGAAGTCTGCCATCGGTTAACTGGGCAATTTCCTTCAGGTATTTGACAGGAATACCTGTGTTCTTCCAATGGTAGACAATGCTCTCAGAGACCGATAAGGCATAGGCAATGCCCTTAACTGTCTTAAACTCAACTAACAGTTTGTTAAAATTGTTGGGGGTTTCCATATTTACTCCTTTGTATTA